AGGTTATATGATGAGAGCAGCTAAAGATATTGAGTTTGAAAATAGATTTAAAAATGTAGAACTTACTATGAAATCTTTAATGGACGAGGGTTTGGTAACTGATAAGGAATACAATGCAGTAGGTAATACATTACAAGCTATTCAAGGAAAGTATGGAACACAAGTTCCAAAAGGATTTGCTAGAGGAGCTTATCAGTTTGCACTAGCAAATGCTTATTTTTTAACTTTACCTTTTGCTGCCTTAACTGCACTAAGTGAGCCATTAATTTTATTAGCAAGAGCAAAACCTGGTAGTGCACTAGTGTCAGCACTAAAACTTCCTATCAATGCTTTTAGAAGAACTGCTCGTATATTTTATCCAAGACTTAGAAAAAGTAATACTGAAAAAGCTTTTCAAGAAATAATGTATGGTCTTGATGGTGCATTGACTGAGAGGATAACTGCTTCATCTACTCTTGATACACCTAGAAAATTTACTAATGGATTTTTTAAAACTACTATGTTGACACAAGTCACACAGTTATCAAGACAAATGGCTTTTGATGGTTTTAAAAATGAACTCAAAACTGATATGAGTTCAATAGTAAATGGTAATTTAAAAGGAACTGTTAGAGGTTTAGAGTTAAGAAAAAAATATCAAGAGGTAGGTATACCTGACATATTTAAATTAGTTGATGATATACAAGGTAAACCATTTGATAAAGTATTTAGAGAGAGTGCCCTTATTAAAGCTGCAGCAGCTCGTTTTGTTGACCAACAAATTATGACACCTAATCCTACCAATAGACCATTATGGATGTCTAGTCCTGCTCTTGCAGGTACTGCCCAATTAAAAAGTTTTGCTTTTGTGTTTGGTAATACTGTTGGTTTTAGATTATTAAAAAATTTAATAGGTAAAGATAGAACTCCTAATCAAAGAACAGCTAGTTTATTTAGATATGGAGTTGCTATGTCAATGATAATATTAGTTTCTATGTATACTGATTTATTAAAAGAAATGTTTAGGTCTGCAAGTTCAGACGACCCTACAGAAAATTTAGACGATTTACTTAGAAAGAAAGAGGAGAGAGGACAGAATTATATATTTGATGTCATTGCTGGAACTAATATAGCTGGTGGTGCAACATCATTTAAGTTAGCTTTAGATGCTGCTCGTTATGGTGCAAGTCCATTGGTATCTATTTTGTTAGGTCCAATAGGAGCTAAAGTGGATGGTGTACTAAGGGGTATATCAAAAGCTGTTAAAGATGACCCTAATACAAGACCTTTAGTTAGAGAACTTGTAACTCTTAATCCTGTATTTGCAGCTAACAGAGGAGCAAGAGATAAAGCAATTGATTTATTAACAGGTAGAGATGAAGAATTTGAAAGTTATGAAGATTTTACAAAGAAACTTGGACTTGATAACTTTGAACTAAAAGACTTTGAATTAAAAGGATTGTAGGAGAAAGATAATGAATAGTAGAGACTCATTAGAAGCAAGACTAGCTGCACTTGAAGCACGTAATGAAGAGCAACACAAAGAGGTTGCCAATAAACTAGAAGTTGCTTTTGAATTAATTAATAAACAGACAGAGATTATATCAGGACTCAGGGCAGACTTAGCTAGGGGTTCAGGTGCTATTAAGATGTTGTTTATTGTAGGTGCTGCATTAGGTTTAATATATACATGGATAAAGATGATATGAACTTAGTTAATTTAACTGAGTCAGCTAAGAGTCATTTAAAAAAATTAACACAAGACAATAATAAAAAGTATGTTCGTTTAGAAGTTAAAGGTGGTGGTTGTGCAGGTTTTAGATATGACTGGTCATTTGATAACTACATACAGGATAGTGATGACTTTATAGAGTATGATGGTTTTACTTTATTAATTGATAAATCAAGTTTAATTTATTTAATGGGAATGACTATTGAATATAAGAAAGAAATATTTGGTAGTTTCTTAGAACTAAAAAACCCTAACGCAACAAGTAGTTGTGGTTGTGGAGAAAGCTTTGGAGTATGACATATAGTAAAAAATTATTAGACCATTATGAAAACCCAAGAAACGTAGGGTCAATGGACAAGGAAGATAAAGATGTAGGTACAGGTTTAGTAGGAGCACCTGCTTGTGGTGACGTTATGAAGCTACAAATTAAAGTAGGTGATGAAGGTGTTATAGAAGATGCTAAGTTTAAAACTTTTGGATGTGGTTCAGCTATTGCTTCTAGCTCGTTAATAACTGAATGGGTTAAAGGTAAGAATATTGATGAAGCTAATAAGATAAAGAATACAGAGATAGCTAATCATTTAGCTTTACCTCCAGTTAAAATTCATTGTTCAGTTCTAGCTGAAGATGCAATCAAAGCTGCAATATTAAATTACAAAGAAAAGAATGAGAGTAAAAACTTACTGTAGAATAATTATATTTTTATTTATTGTGGAAATATTTATGCATATGGCTGAGATAGCCTTTGACGTAGAAGCACATTATAATTGGACAAGTATATTATATAAATAGCCAACTGTGAAAATTGGACAAAAAAATACCCCTAGTTATTAATTTAGCTAGGGGTTTTTTATTTACTTGGATTTATCTTCAATAGATAAAGAAGTCATTTCTTCTTTAACTTCTTTTATTTCATTTTCATAATGCTCTTTTTGTTCTTCAAGATAATCTAATCTAGCTTGTAACTTTTTTTGTTGAGCTTCCTGATACATCTTTTCAGACACGACCATTACTTTTGGTCTCATTAAATCAAAATGATTATAGAACATGTTGTCCAATAACATCATAGTATTTCTCCTTTTAGTTTATTATCCCTTAATAGGCAATAATGTTTTTATTAACTAGGTTTAAGCCATACCTTTTAAAGCATATGGCTTATACCAAAAAAATAATGCTATTACTTTTCAGCACAAGCATATGAATTAATTTCTAAACCTACAGAAATTTCTGTCGCAACAGGTTTTGTCCATTGTTTCATATTATTTCTCCTTCCATGTTTTAATACCTTTCTCAGCACCTCTACTTATAATATAGCCACCAATACCAATCTGTAATAAATCAAACAGTTTCATAATAACTGCATCTGATAAATTCTCAGGATGTATTCCAAACCAATACATAAACAAAAGTAATAAAAAAGATACCATAGTTAATGGTCTCCAATTACGTTGTAACCAACCTTCACCTTTAGCTTCAGCAACCACTACAGATGCAGCAGCTTTTTCTATATCTGCTGAGTGCGTGACTAGTGCTTTGTTTAATTCTGCTTGAGCCTTTGCTTGACCAGCTTTGTCAGGTATAATCCTGTCAATTACTTTACCCAAGATAGGTGCAATCATTGGTAATAACATAATCTTTCTCCAAATTAAGGTTATTATAACACAGTATTATTTAAAAGAAAAGGGTTATTTTATTATTTTTGTTCATCTTCCCTTTACCTTCTATACATATTAAGTTATTGTTTTCATTAAGCTTTTCATAATGCTTGTGAAAAGGTTTGACATGAAAGTAAAAGTAACCTTTATACAAAGGCATATGCTCTCTTTTATTTCCAAATTTATTAACATAAAATAAAGATGAGTGGCAGTTACCTATATAAATAGGTATGGTAAAATAAAAAGTAGCATCATGTTTTAAATTAAAATACGTACCATCTTCTTTAATTATTTCAAATCCAGGTATAGAAATAGAATCTTTTTCTATCTCTTCTTCATAAATATTATTTATCATATTATTTATTTTAAATAATACTGATGGAAACTTTTCAAATATAATAGGATTATTTGTTTTACATTTTATGTTATAAGAATCATCATCTTCATTTAGTTCTTTACCTGAACCAAGACACATTCTATTGTCATAATTAGACCATGAATCTTCTAACTCCATAACAGATTTATATATCGTGTTACAAGAAACATTATCTAAAAAATTTTTAACTGATATTGCTGAGAGTATCTTCATATTTAGGGTGTTGTTCTCTACCTTTTGTTTTCCATAATTCAGAGACAAGAGTTCCTTCTCCATACATCTCCATGTGTATATCTATATCCTGTCTTTCAAATAATTTTTCACAGTCTTGAGCCATAGCTAACAACTCACCAGTAGTCCAAAACTTTTTTTCATTTGTTGTGACAAATAAATATTTGTTTTTACCTGTGTCATCTTTTTCATCTTTGTCTTTAGGTTCAGGAACTGAACAATCAAAACCATATAACTTAAAGTTTCTAAATCCTAGTGTATGTCCTACAGAAATGGCTCTCATTGCAGCACATGTACCACCTGTGAGAAGAACAGTATTCTCAGGAACACCTAACTTCTCATCAATTACAACTTTATTTTGTTGGTTAGTCCTTTCAATAATAGCATCAGAGTATGCGTTCCAACCTATAATACTAGCTTTTTTATTTTGTAAATGTTTTACAACTGATATATCAGTCATAGTTGAAACAAAGAATATCATTTCTTCAGGTATATCTTTGAATAAATCTTTTCTAACAATACCATGTGTGCTTGTACCTTCAATAGGTCTAGGGTCAAGTATGTTACATGCCCAAGGAACTATACCTTCTTTTAAAAGCATAGGTAATGAATGTTTAACACACATTATTTTATGATTAGTTTTCTTTAGATAATCTTTATATTTTAAGAAAGAAGGACCACCTGAAACTATAATCATTGTTTCTCCATGTGGTCTTCCTTTTACTAACCATTTATTAATACTCTTGACATTATTTTTTATATTATTCTTAATATAATCTTTAGGCATACAGTCTTTAGGTTTAACTATAATAGGCACATGATTTAAACTATCAGGTAAATTAGCAAGACTATCATTATGAATAACAATAGCGAGATGAGTAATACCACCACCTCTAACAGGGTCACTAGAGTGGAAAACTTTTCGTCTATATTTTTTATCAAGTTTATCAAAGATTTTATTTGTTCCTTTATGTTCGTCAGCAACTTCTTTACCTCCTTCATCTTTTGTAAAGTAATCATCAAACACAACAACAGGTAATTGTTTACACATATTGTAATCATGTTTAACAGTTTCAAAACTATGTCCACCATCTAAATATGCAATATCAAAATCTTTTTGTTCAGTCAAAGTTTTCTTTGTATCACCTTTAACTAAATCAAAATCAAACTCTTTATTCATTTTTTCTTTTACATATTTTTTAAAATCATTTAATCTTTTCTCAACTGCTTTATATAAATTATGTGGTTTAGTATTTAATTCAGTTCTATCTGTAAACTCATCAGCATCTTCAAATAAATCATAACCTTTGTAATAAACTTTATCTACGTTATCAAAAGCTGCCAATGCCATTTCAATAGCTCTACCACCATTCCACGTACCTGTTTCAAGTATCCTTGAAAACTTGTAATGTCTGATGACATCTGCCAATTGTTTATACCTCTTTGGACCAACGACATCAGGTGTGGTTTTGTCTGATAGTAAATCTTTTCTGTTACCTTTAAAATGTTCAAAATACTGTGATAAAGGAGAGTTATTAAACGCATCTAAACCTCGCACCTTTGGAGTTAAGTTATGTTTTTTAAGACCATGAGCACCATATAGATTAAACAGTCTTTCAAATATAAAACCATCATGCCATTCTCTATAGGATAAAACTTCATGGCTATCATAGATACCTCTCATATCTAATAATAAATCTAGGGGTGGGACATTGTTTAAATTAAATGCCATAAAAGATGTCTCACTATAGTCAACATCTTTTCTACCAAGGTGAACCAACTCAGAATCTAGGGGAATAATACTAAGCAAGTCCTTTTTAGTAATAGGTTTTTTAAGGATAATATCAGCATCCAACCAAACTACCCACCCCACTTGCACACCTTTTTCTACCAACTTGAAGGAGAAGTCAGTTAAGGCATACACTTTGTGACACCATTTAATGGCATCTAATCTCCAGTTATATTGCATACGTTTACCTTCAGTGCCATCATGAAGTTTCATTTCATCTCTATATTTTAACATAGAAGGAACGTCATTTAAATTTTTGAATGTTATCTTGTTTGATTTAGGAAACTCTTTTATCTGTTTATCATTAAAGTCATGATAGTATGCAGTTAAATGTAAATCATCAGAAAGAAATTTATTAGCTGACTCAATCATTTTTTTTGCATAAGTTTCCCATCCCTTTGGACTAAAGGAAGTTATGATATTTATTGTGTCTTTACTCATATTAATATGTTACCATTTTTGTAGGTCTTGTTTCATTTATAGTATTTCTATATAAAAGTTTTTCATCTTCCCAGTCTTGGGCAAATTGCATAGTAGCAAACTTACCACCAAACCAAGGACCACCAAGAGAAAAATGTATAGCATTAGGACTATCTTTTAGATGTGAAACTTCAGGTATATGATTCCAACTTCCAGGTATCTCTCCTATCTGGTCATCACTTGTCCATTTAAATTGGTGCAAGTCTAAACCTTTCATGGTATTTACTTTATCACTTGTTAAATTTTTTACATCTTTGTGTTTCATATTAAATAACATCAATGAAGACCATAGTTTTTTATCATAACCTAGTTGTTTTTGATTATCCATCTTAGTATCTTCAGTAGGTTGCCAATCAAACTTAACACAAGCAACAGCTTTATCAGCATAGTTATCTTCTACAAACTTAAATAATTTATCTACATCTCTAAGAAATAAAAAATCACAATCACAAAACATAACCCAATTTTTTATTTTATTTATCTTAGCTAGATGGGGACATAAAAATCTAGTATGACTAAACTCTGTTGAAAAAGGTTTGTCATCTAGCACATCATATTTTTGTCCCTCGTTATCTTCTCTCCACTCCCTAGTAAAATGACCACTACTTCTTAAATGATTAACATTTAAATCAATAATTGTTAAAGGTCTTGAGCTATGTCTAGCTAATGAATTTTCACAAACTCTATAGGCTATATCTTCACGAGAATCGTAACCTATAAAAACAAAGTTAGTTTGTTCTTTAGGTAAAGGATGAATTGTTTCTTCCTTATGTGTTGTTCTTGCATTTATAAACATATTTGTTCCTTAATTTTTCTTCAGTTAGGTCACACCAATTGCAAGGTTTACCTTTTTCTATACCCATAATATCTTTTTCAACCTCACAATAGTGTTCCCACATATTATTTTTATTGTTAAATAAATAATTATATATTTTTTTAATCATAAAGTCAACAAAAAAATTAAACTATTTCACAAGCACCTGCAGTACATGCAAGTTCTTTTGATGAAGTAGTTGTATCTTCTTTTTCATATTGAGTTAAGTCCATCCAATTAATATTTCTTGGAGTCTTAGCCACCCACTCTTGATAAGTTTTCTTATCAACTTCCTGATAAGGTGCTTGTTTATATGAATGGTCAGAGTGTGGTAGGAATGAAACACCACTCATCACATCAAAGTTTTCATATACCCATGCTCCAACTTGTAACCATTCTTCTTCTTTTACATAAACTGTAATTGAAGGTTTATGTTCACACCAATATAACTGATAAGTCTTCCATATCTCTAGTTGTTCAATAGCAGATTTAGCATCTCTCATTACTGATTCTACTGGAGACTTCATAGGAAAATAAATAACTTTAGTATCATTTGGTTTCATTACATCATCTTCAGCATGAAAACCTTTATCTATCATCATGTCACACAAGGGGTCTTTCTTATCTGCTCTTACAGTTCTAAGATAATAAGGTGAATAACGTGGGTGTATACCTGAAGCTGAATCAACTAATTGTGATACAGTGCCTGAAGGTTTAACACAAGTAATAGCAGTTGATTGATTAACTCCTAATAACTCTGCCCATTTTTTATTTATTTCAATTGCGTGGTCTTTTAAATTAATTAACATAGATTTTAAAACTGCTTCATTAAAAGCACCACCTGATAATACAAAGTTATCCATGATACCAGTAAGAGAAACACCTAACAGTCTTTCTTCTTCAGTATTATCTTTCCATTGTTTAGTTAAATATCTAAAGTCTGATAGAGTTGATTGAAGTGTACCAAATATTGTAGCTATCTCTACCTTTTCTTTTAAAGTTTCTTCAGTGTCTTCAGGTCTTACAACTACCTCAGAAAGATTACAGAATTGTTTATTTCTTAAAACTATTTCTGAACAAGGATTAGTTCCAAAGTCATATTCACCATCTCTTCTACCTGAACGTGTTGCCATTTTTTGTGAAGCAACTCTATTAAATATACCACGTTCACCTGATTTAGAATCATAAAGAGATACCCACTCTTTCATGAACGTACCTATGTCAGGTTTTTCAGTATAAGCTACAGAATTATTAGCATAACTTCTTTGTGGATTATTGTCCCACCATTGACCAGTCTTTGCATCTCTCATTCTAATGTCTGAAAGATTAGACAAACTAATTAAAGCTGAACGTCTTACACCACCACAAACAACTACATCTGCAATCTTACACACAATATCATGACACTCAATGCTTGTGAGTTTTCTTCCACTGGCTTTTTGAAATGTCTCAATACTAAATTTAAATAAATCTCTTAATGGGTCAGGTCCACTAGCACGTCCACCAAATGTTTTTAGTTTAGCACCTGCAGGTCTGACAAGAGACATATCAAATTGTGGTATCTGTCCTGCATATAACATAGCAATAAGTTCACGATAAGATTTTGCCCAACCTATTTTACTATCTCTAACTTTAATTACTGTTTCAGTTGTATGAAACTTCTCTGCAATCTCAGGAAGTTTATCAACATATTGTCTTTCAACACTAAACCCTACACCAGTACCACACATAAGTATGTACATTATTTCATCAAAGGTTCTTACGTTATCAATAGCAACATATGAACAGTTAAATCCTGCTACATTATCTTTATCTAAGGCAGGTCCTGCAGTCATCAATGCTCTCATTGAAGGCATAACTTTTAGTGTAGTAATAGCATCAACCCATCTATCTCTTTCTTTCTTATCTAATTTTTTCTTTGTTAATTTTTCATAACGTCCTTGCATATAACTAACATATCGTTCAACAGTTTCACTCCATGTTTCTCTTCTATTTTCTTTTTCAATCCATCTTGCATAACGAGAGATTGCAATATAATTTTGGTATTCAGTTGGTAACATAATTATTTCCCCTTTCTTTTTTTATTTTTAATTCTATCATAACTATCTCTATGTGTCAAGATAGCATTGATATGACTTCGTATAAATGTGGTTCTCTTTGATGTTAATATCTCAAGAGCCACCTTTCTCATATAGTTGGAATCAACATCAGCTAATTCACAAATATATTCAAAATCCTCTTTCTTCTTTCCATGCTTTGTAGTAAACCAAAGTATAGCTTCACGTTTATATTTACAACTTTCTAAATCATTAGAATCTTTTTGTGTGGCATCAAGCAATGCTTGTAATATAACTGCAAGAAACAAAGTTCTTTCAGCAGTTGTACTACTGATAAAATAACTTTCAACTGTTTGAAAAAAACTATCATATTGTTGCATCATACCAATGTGTAGGAATACCATCACTAATTTTACAGTAATCAAAGTTGTGTTTATTACACCACCCTGCATAAGTCATAGTACCACCTTTGTTTAACTTTTTATTTGGATTATCAAAAGCAAACCTTATTAAAATTTTAGGATTACATTTTCTAAAAAATAAATGTTTCTTTCTCATCTCTATAGTTAATCGTCCTTTAACTTCTATGTAAGTACCATTAGGTAATAGAAAGTCAGGGCAATAAGTTTTAATTTCATGCCACTCATAACTATATTTATCAGGTTCATATTTAACTTTTACTTTATTATCTTTTAAAAAGTTATAAACCTTTTCTTCTGAACCACTTCTAAATTTCATTTTATATTTCTCATATGAAAATAGTTTCTTATATGTAAACAAGTAAAGACAATACACATAACTAACATGTAATAACTTGATGATAATACTGACCAAGTTATCCAGATAGCATTTGAAATCATACCATAGATGGGTGCATGATTATCTTTATTGCCATACACCCACACAGTAATGACTGCACTTATGGCAGCAAGTAATTCAAAAATACTAACCAATGTCATTTAATTCTATCTCAGGTACATC